GGGTGGAAAGCAGCGAACCGTAATCGCGCCGCATGACCCGGCTGCCTTGCGGGGTGGTCAGGATATCGCGCACGCTTTGACGCAAATGTTCCAGATCGCTGAGGCTGCCGCCGGTGTTGCGATTCATGCCGGTGTATGACGTGCTGGTCATAGAGGTCCTCCTGTTGTGCCGCCGCCATTTTGTACGCCGCTATGCTGATGGGTATGCACCACCACGCCATTGGAGGAGAAGCTTCCCCCCGAGTGGGTGACGCTGCCGGTGATGCTGCCGCCTTGCTGCACGTCGATGGTCTGGGTGATTAATTTGTGCGTACAGACGACTTCCGGGGTGTCCAGCGTGATGCGTTGGCTGGCGTTGACGGTGACGTTTTTCGTGGTGACGGTCACCGATTCCGATGCGACGACCGTCGCGCTCTTGATACCGGTGACCGTCAGCGCGCCGTTGGCCGGTTCGTATTCCATCACCGCGCCATCAGGGAAGCGGATGTGGCAGGCATCCGCAGAAGCCGATGGGGCCGGATGGTGTTCGCTGTAAATACCCGGTAAGACAAATGCCGTATTGAGTTCGCCTCCTATTGCAAGCAATAACACCTGTTCACCCACCGACGGCGCCCACCATTCGCGGGAGCTCCCCGCACGACGGGACAGCCAGTGGAGCCATCCGGTGACCATGCCACCGGTCTGCACGCGGCAGCGTGCCTGTTGGGTATCGACCTCGGTGATGACGCCGATACGAATCAGGTTACGCAGCGCGCGCTGGATTTCGGAGAGATATTCGTATGTATTCATGGTGGGAAGCATGCGTCTTCCCGCGCAGTGAGACAATTCGCCGTGGTTGTGTGGCGGATGGCCCCACCATCTTTGCGCCACGGCCTTTGCATTGCGATCCTGGCATCACGGTAACACGCCGTGGCGTGGCGCACCGGTGTAAGGCGTCAGTGTTGTGTCGGGTTCGGTTTGTTGACGAACATGTGCGTCAGGTAAGGGGAATCCTGACGGAAAAACGGGGTAAATGGCACACAGGTGTGGGTACTGCGACGGCTGTCGATAATGAGCAGATCGCCCCGTTTCAGATTGAGCCATTGCATGCTGTTTTTCAGCAGCGGGTCGAACTTCAGCAACGCATATCTGGCGGGTGAGGTCAGGGGATACGCCAGGTCAGGCGTACAGGTCAAAAAGGGGTCGCGGTCGGCGCTGAGGAGACTGAACGGCGTTTTCTCCTGGCTGATGGCGCCGGGGCGTAGCGCATACTGCGGCAGGCATAATTCGATGCGGGTTTGCCGGTCCACATGCGTAATAACGTGACGAAGGCTGGCGATGCCAACCAGTATTTTGAAGACGGACGTTTCACACCGGCAATACAGCAGCAGAAAGTCGGGCTGGGTAAACACCGGCGTTGGCGAATCCGCTCTGGCCGTCAGCAATCCGTAAGAAGAGAAAATACTGGTGAGCTGCGGTGACGCGCCGGGAACGGCGGTCGGGCTATAGGGGTCGCCCAAATGACCGCCGAACAGAGTAAGCAACTTTCTGGATTTTTCACCATTGCCGCCGCAATGGGCGATGGCGTTTTCAGGCAGAGAAGGGCGAATATCTTCCATGATTTTTGGGTAATAAAGAAATCCTTCATTGTTACCAAAATGTTTAAAATGGAGTAATTCCTTTCGTATATTACGTGGCAAACTTCGGCTGTTATCCAATGGTGTTTCCCTTCAGTTATTCAATCCAAAAGAGAGTGGATGAGGTAATAGCGTCAGCAGGTTTTCGCTGATGAGGCATAGAAGGTAATAGGGTATTACTGATTAATCCCCGGCGATAACAGTAGAAAACGATTTCTGAAATAATTTGCGATGAAGAAAATAAAGAAGGCGTGTAGGTAGACCGGCGATAAAGTTTATTATGAAAATTACGGGCTGGAAATAAATAAGATGAAAGTTTTAGATCATGAAATAATCATTACTTATAGTTTCTCAGGAAAAAAGGCCGTATTCACAACGGCCATCACGAAGGAAATGATATCTAGAGGGGTCAGTTCCCTTTCCACTGGCTGACCAGTTCGCCGGCGATATACAGCGCCGTGGGCCGGCTAACCGGTTCGGGCGGTGTTGGCTCCGGTTCATAATGCACCTGCAGGCTTTGATTCTGCTCATTGACCCGGTTGCGCTCAGTCAGGTTGAGCCGTACGGACAGCGTGCTGGTGTTATCCGCGTTGTTGTCGATCGTAAAACTGATGCCTTTGTTGCGGATACTTTCACGCGTTAGCAGGTCCGGCTGATTCTGACGCACCCAGAGCAGCAGGGTGACGAAAAGGGTGTCGGGATTGTCAGAGAAATTGGGCAGCGTCAGCAGCAACTGATAGCGGTATTCAAACGACAGGGACGGCTCTTGCAACGCGGCGATTTCCCCCTCCTGGATCCGAAACTGTAACGCATTGCCCAACGCGGGTAGCGCGCTGGTCAGTGCAAGTTTGAGGCTTTGTGGTTTTTGCATGATAAGGTTCCTGGTGTGGCGGCGATCTCCATGTGTTATCCGCCGAAGGCAAGCATGGAGCCTGATGATCCGGCATTATTCCCAGATATTGACGCTTTCCTGTGAGCCGGAAGTATTCATATCGGGCAGGGTGACGGCGGTGCCGTGCGGCAGAATCGGGCCAAGGTCCGCAAGCCCGTGGTTGGACAGCATAACCGCTTCCACCACGCCTTGCGTGCGGCCGTAGTAGCGGTAACAGAGCGCGTCCAGGGTGTCGTCCTGATGGGCGTAAACTTTCATGTGATACCTTTAAGTTCAGATAAAAAGATCGAGTAAAACGGGTTATCTCGGGTCCTTTATCCTCCAGAGGAACGATAGCGGTCGCAATGCAGGAAAGGCGTTGGACGGATGACACAACAACAGGCGGAAAATGGTGTCAGGGTGTCTGGTTAGCGTGTCCTTTGTTTATTGTTCGCGCGGCTTATTATGGTTCTTTTAGGGTGCCCGCTTATTATGTCCCCTGCCAATCCTTGCTGGCAGGGGATATTGTACGTTAAAGGTACCGGGAAGGCCGGGGTAATATCACTACCAGACGTTTTTACATGGGAATACCCTAATTCCGTACTGCTGTGTTAAAGAGAAAAGCATTACCAACTAAAGAAAAAACATGACCAACGAACAGGTTTGCACTGAGTCAGAATTAAAATTTATACCAAAATGTATATACCGGCTTTGGCCAGTCAGACCTTTTTATTGAACGGTCTGGATACGAAAAAAATTTTGCTGCGTATTAGTCGGGCGTGTTAGCCACAGAGAAAATCCATTAATTTGCACGTGCCACTGGCTATCGGCCAGGGAATTTCACGTCGGTCATTATTATCCATCGAAATCCCTTACAACATTTGTTGTTCGAACCATGCTTTAAGCTGCTGTCCATCACTGCTGTTTTTCAGAAACTGTTGATAATCACTGTCCGGGAGTTCGCCGTGAGATAAGTCGGCGATCAACGACATGGCGATTTTCATTTCTTCAGGATTGCATTGTGATATCAATGACATATCGGCAATTAGTCGAATCCTTGACAAGGTCAGCTCTCTGTTTTCAGTCTGTTCCACGGTACCTCTTCCATTGTGAGACTGTATTTATATACAGTACTTTATTCAGTAATATTCGTCAACTCATAAGTGCAGGACCTGTTTGCCCATGATGCGCTTTTCATCAACGGCGGATATAGCTTTATTCCTAAATTCATCAATCAGTTGGCCGTCAATTTTCACGCTGGCGCCGCGCACCAGCGCCTCCCGCTCCCAGCGTGAGATATCAATACCTTGCTGGCTCAGGCGGGGGCGCAACGACGCCAGTCGATCGCGCTGAAAATAGGTTAGCCGTGCTGAAGGAACGCGAGGAATATCGCGAAATGGGTAAGGGAGCGCGTCAGGCGAAAACGCGCCCCCACAGTTATTGACAGAACTCCAAGGCCGAGCCGGGCGACGGCCGTCGGCGACATCGCCGCCGGCGTGGTGTTTGGCCACGATTTGCCATTCGTCCGGCCGGGTGGTGAAGACACGCTCGCGACCGCGCTGGGCGGAAAAAATACCGACGGTGCGCACGATAGTTTCATCGTAGGCGTTCAGCCGTTCGCTGGCGGCTCTGGCGACACGAACCGACTGGCGTTGCCTGGCGACATTCGCGCCGCCCTGCGCTTCGATATAGGCCGCGAAGTCGCCGCGATCCGCCGCAAATCTCACCGCTTCGGCCTGTTCGCCCAGCGCGTCCTGCAATGACCGGCTGCGAATTCGCCGGCATTCGCGGTACGCGCCAATCGTGGGCAACCCGATGAAATGGAATTGCGGAATGCGCCAGAGCGAGGCCCAGGCCGAGGCGGCGGCGGCCATCTCTTTTAGCGGCTTTCCGGTTTCGTGGTCTGCTTCACCGTCGAGCGCATAGCCATCGATATTTTTGGCGATGTATTTGGCGACGTACGCCGCCGCGCCGCCCTTGTTGATGTGCTTGCAGTCAAACCGGCGGTTATGCGCCACCGTGCGCTCGCTTTCACCAGGCTGGGCATAGCGACGCAGGATCTCGACGATCGCCTGACGCTGTGCGCGTTCGCAATACAGCATTATGTGCCAGTGCGGCGTGCCGTCGTGATGGGGTTCCACGACCCGTAATCCGTAGATGTGCAGTTTACGGTCTTTGAGCGCGGTACGAATTTTTCCCCATAGCTTGACCAGATAATGCTGGGTCATTTTGGGAGAAGGGCAGTCCGGCATCCATCCGGTGTTGACCAATACTCGCTCGTGACCGCGAGTACGGGTGGGATGGTAGTGGCCGGGAGCGGTGAACGTCACCAGCATACCGATGTGGTGGTGTGCAGTCGCGTAACGCTCAATACCCGCCAGCATGGTCATCAGTTCCATTCGGCGAATTTCCGGGTTGGCGATACTGCCCATGACTTTATCGATCAAATCGACCCGCTCGCCGTTGCGGGTATTCTCCAGCTCGCGACTTTTCAGAAAATCCAGCGTCGCCAGACGGCGGTAGCGGATATCCTGCAATGCCTGGCGGCTGAGAAAGGGAGACGCGGCCCGGCTCACCTCGCCGCCGGCAATCCACAATGCCTCACGCCAGCGGGCTCGCTGAATCTTCAACTGGCGTTCCCACCAGCGGGGGTTGACCAGCCGCATAATGCCGGCGCACGCCTGTTCCAGCGTGAGCGTTCCGTTCTGATGGCGATGCCAGTGGGCGGGCGCCACGTTCAGGGCTTGCGCCAGTGTCGCTAACCGACCATAGATGCGCGCTTGTGTTTCATCGCTGAATAACGTCGCCTGAGCATCGCCGGGACATTCCTGCAGGTAGCATTCGCAGTGGGCATGGTAGGCATCGTTCATGTGGGCGGCGATGCGGCCGGCGAACGCGCGCAGCACCTTGTCCGGCATATCCGGCAACTGGTGATACTGCTCCGCTTCGCTGATGAAGCGTGAAGATAAGGCCGTGTTCATCCGGTAGCGGGCGTTGACGGCGTCGATTCGGGGCCAGAGCCGCCGCTGAACCACCGATAACAGGTAGCTGAACGCGGCGGCCAGCCCCTGATGCTGCTTCAGATAATCGAAGCGACGGCGGAAATGGCCGGCTAGAAAACGCGGCAACAACGCCAGCCGATACAGTACCGCCTGTCCCTGCTGCAAGGTGTCCGCAGACAATGCGCTGGATTCGGGCAGTATGGCGGGACGGGGCGCATTCCACGGGTATGCCCAGCGGTCGCCCCGGTTGTCGGCGTTTTTTTCGGTTTCGTCAGACGTCATAACCAGCCAGCGTTTACCTACCCGATGAATGTTTGCCGGATTACCGACGGGAATAGCCGCAGATCGACTCTGGCTTGTCAGCCAGTGAAAACATGCTCAGGACGGTGAACGGTAGTGGCGTTGCTTCTGTTCGCGAATTTCCTGACACGCCACGCAGCACGTCACCCCAGGGATCGCCTGACGGCGGGCCTCGGGAATCGGCGCATCGCAGTCCTCGCAGACATGGGCGGTGTGAGCGACCGGGGCTTTGCGGGCATGGGCGATTTGCGCATCCAGCAGCATGGCTTGCTGCTCCTGGGAAATGTCCATACTGTCTGCCATTAGTGCGCCTCCCAAATCTGATGGCGGATGTTTTCGGCTTCCTGTTGCAGCAACGCCACCAGTTCCTGAGCGGACAGCTGTTCCTGCCGGGCGTGTTGCGCCAGCTGCTCCAGATGCTCGCTATAGCGATGAGCAAGGTCGGTACGCCAGACGTCATTTGGGATATGCCGCCTGGTAAGGGACGACGTCTTGTGATTCGTTTGTGTATTTTTCATACAATTTCCTGATGTTAAGCAGCAACAAGGCGGACCATCCTGAACGGCGGCCTGTGTGCTGGCGGTTGAGTTAACGATGTCGTTTTTACTGACGCGATCTGCCGTCAGCGAAACTGTCGTCAACGCGAATGGTGTTCGGCGCTGAAATAGTGTTCGGCGTTGAAATAGTGTTCAGGTCTGATGCTGGTCAGAATGTCCGGCGCCTCGGCAAACAGGCTATGCAACTCGCCGAGGGCGCGGTTAAGCGCTTTCGCCCACTGGCAATCCGACTCATCAATGCGCCGCAAAGGTTGATCGAATTCCTGGGTCGTGAGCCCGGCATGGAAAAACAGCGTGCGTCGTTCGCTGAGGGTGAGGACCCGAACCGAGTACAGGAGCTGGCCTGGCTCCTGTTTTTCCGGCAAGTCGAATGCGCTACGCAGTTCATTCAGCGCGCTGACGATTCTTTCGCGCGCCATTTCATCCATCTCTTCCAGTTGATAGACACACCAGCGGTGGTGCAGCGCGGCATGAAAACACAACGTGCGGCGATAGCGTTCGGAGAGCCGCCGATAAAAAACGCACGTCTGCGCCCAGCGCGAATCCGCGAAATGTTTTCCGATCAGCGCCCGCAAATTGGGCGGCAAGGTCTGCAGATGTTCGGCGGTAAAGGCATAATGGGGCTTCATGATGACGCCCGTTTACCATCGCGGCCGTCAGCCTCCGGCAACCGGCGCGAAATATCCGCTGAATTCGAATTTCCGAACTTAGTGTTAAAATCATTGCCGCCATTCACAACGGTTGAACGGCTGTACTGCGCTGATGGCGCTCGGGCGGTGATGAGGCTGGAAAAAACGGCTGTCGTCGTAACGGTGATGAATGCCGTTTTTGCATTTGCAAAATTGCGCTGAGGCACGATGTGGGCAGACTGGATCCATGACGTGCTTGTGCGGCAGGACGCACGCCGCGTCATGGGGACTGACGCGGCGTTATATACCGCGCTGCGCAAGCCGGTGAAAGAAGTTAACGCCCGGTCGGGTATAGCATGAAACCGTTGGTTGACAGCCAAAAAGCTGATTTCTGCCACTGCGGATGAACTCGCTGCGGTAGGATTTTCCTCAGAAATGTGCGTTAGAATTGAAATCTCGTCCGACATAAAGCAATATCTCCCCCAGGCCAGGGTGTTCTATGGTGTTACATGTGCTGTGTAGACACTATAAAACACGTAACGTGTATATGTAAATACTCGTGAGGTGTTTTTGAATACAAATAGTAATGCCGTGTCTGCGGCCTTCGTGCTTGAGCGCATCATGTCAAGCTACGGAGTAAAGACTCAGAAGGAACTGAGCGAGGTGACTGAGATACCTACCAATACAATCAGTAACTGGGTTCAGCGAGGGAATGTGCCGGGTAATATTATTTTGAAGTGCGCGCTTGATACCGGAGCGGATGCCGGATGGCTGGTCACCGGGGAGTTCGCAAATGCGAATGTGTTTACGCATAAATCGCCGCTGAAAGGCAAAGCGCTTTATGAGCAGATTCTGTCATCGGGCGGCAAGGCTGTACTGCGTCGTATGCTTGATGCCTATGGCTTCAGCACGCAAAAAGAGCTGGGCGATCTGCTGGGCATCGCGCCCGGTACGATCAGCACCTGGATTCGCCGCGATTTCTTTCCGGGGGATGTGGTGGTCACCTGTGCGCTGGATACCGGTGTGTCGCTGGCGTGGCTGGCAACCGGTAAAGGTTCGCCGCAGCAGAATGACGCGCCCGTAAGCCGTCACGACGACAGCGGCATTTGCCTGATCCCGCGTAATCTGTTGAAAACCGGAAAACTGCAGGATGCGGGTGAGTGGAAGGCGGATCCGCAGTTTATTCCCGCGGGATTGCATGCGCCTCTGCTGGTGGAAGGGAGTTCGTCTTCCTGGCTGGTGGATACCGGAATTACCAGTATCAGTAATGGTCGCTGGCTGCTGGATATCGACGGCAAGAGCGACATCTACGATGTGGCGCTGTTGCCGGGGCGTAAAATGCAGGTCGAAGGCGGCGGCTCACAATTCCAGTGCGGGGTGGATGAGGTCACGCCGCGCGGTGTGGTGGTGCTGACGCTAACCCCCAGCTTCTGA